CGCCGAGGCGATCCTTGCCGACATCGACGCCGCCGTCATCCCGACGAAAGGCGGTGCCGCTTGAACCTCCAGCAAGAAATCCAAGAGGCGGAAAAGAAGCTCGAACGCCTGCGCAACGAGTTAGCACATCGCAAAGAGCCGATCCCTCCCGAGCATCTCCGCACGATCCTCGAAGAGATCGACGTAGCTCACATGGGCCTTGCGAAGCGAGTGGCAAAGCTAGAATCTGCGGCGCGAGTTCAATCCCTAATTAACGACACGGTAAAAGCGCGCCTAAAAAATATCGAGGACTATCTGAATAGGCGGAGGCGCGGAGGCAATGACAGCATTAAAGATTCCATTGTTATTCCCAGACGGCACCCGATCTGATTTTGACATTAATACAGTCGTTATTTTTCACGTTCCGGGCGAGGGGGTGGAAGTCTATAGGGCGGCGACGTTAGAGGAGCTCATAGATTGGTGGATCGCTGGAATTCCGGGTGACCCGGTCGCTAGATTTTTGGCCCATCCGACCAAACGAAAGCGCGTTTTTATTCAAGGGGACTCATGAAAGAATCTGATTCAAATCTGCAAAAAGAGCTGGAATTAATTAAGGCCCTGATTGATAAGCTATTCAAACACTCAAACGAGCAATTTGATACGCAAATCAAAATAAACCGCGCCGTGTACTATCGACTCGGTAAGTTGGAGGACGCGAAGTTAGAACCAAAGCCTGAATTAAGCGCGCCCGTAAAAGGTTGGCTCCCAACGGGAAAAGAGGCGGCAATAGCGGTGAATGTTTGTTTATGGATAGTTGTTCTTTCCTGTCTCATTGCACAGTACGTCAAGGCTGAAACTCCCAATTGGTTTTTATACGACCAACGAATAGGGCAGAAAGCGCAGGAGTATAAAAATCGATGGAGCAGTGGGAACGACGGCGATAAGCTTGCAGCGACCTACTACGATGCCGCATTGGGATTCGAGTACATCTCACGTCGACTCGGCGATCCGTCACTCACAAACACAGCATTAGCAGCAGCTCAATATTACTCAAGCAATTATGTAGTTCCTGCGGGTGGGGTAGTTCCTGGAAATTGGATCTTCACCGATGGATTACGCAAGTTCGGGTTCGGCTCTACTGTTAATCTACTGGCGCAAAATGGCTCTTACTGCATGACCAACGTGGCCCACGAACCTCTGTATAATGTGGGGCTTTCCAGAGAGGTTGCTTACTGCCTCAAGGCAATGCTCAACGCTCAAGCCATGGGCTATACAGTCAACCAAGACCGATTGTTTCAGCATATCAGCGCGGCACAATCTCACCTTGAGCAGTGGGCGAGCGGGGTAGGAATCCCCTACTTGCGTCCGTTCATGGTTGGCCTCACTGCAAACTCAGTCATCAGATATCACGACACAATTGCGCCTCTGGGAATCAGAGAGAGATTGCAAGCAGTCGCCACAAAGATGAAAAACGAATTGTGGATAGAGAGTGCAAGGGCTTTTAAATATACGGACAGAGTGACACCAGAGGGCGGAGAAGAGCCAGCACCAGATCTAAATCTATTGATTGCCCCAATGTATGCATGGCTAGGGGATCGAGAATTCGCGGGGAAAATCTTCAATGGAGGCGTGGAGGGCGCGTATCTCGGCAATATTGGCAACATGAAGCAATTTAACCAAAACGTGGCTTTTGTTCCCGAATTTGAGCAGTGGATAGCGGCTGTGGCGACTCCCAGCCCGACACCAACGGTTGTGCCTACTCCTACCCCGTGCGTAAGGCCCGCAAACATGAATTCGGTAAAAAAACTAGATCAGTACATCAACTGTCGAGTTGATAGAATTGTAACAATTAACGAATTGAGGGAGTGATGGGAAGATTACCAGCATCTAATGGGAGCTTCTGGGACAAGGTTGAGATTGGGCCACTCGCCGAGTGCTGGAATTGGGGCGGCGCTTTAAATAGGCATGGCTACGGTAAGCTAACCTTTCACCAGCGCGACATGATGGCGCACCGCCTTGCGTTCGAGCTTTGCTTCGGTCAGTCACCGGAGTGTGTGTGTCATCGGTGTGATAATCCAAGGTGTTGCAATCCGAGTCATTTATTTGGTGGAAGCCCAAGGGATAACTCGATGGATCGGGACGCAAAGAAAAGAGGCCCACAGGGAAGCAGAAACCCCCGGGCGACGTTAACAGAGAGCGAGGTTTCAGCGATTCGAGATCGTGCCGCGAGCGGAGAAAGGCAGGTAAATATTGCGCGAGATCTTCGGCTCACTAGAGCCAGGGTGTCTAGTATTGTGCGTGGGCGTCAGTGGGTGGGCGCGGGGGGAATGTTTACTCCGCGGCAACGCTTTTTATCGGCGGAAGAGGTTTGTGAAATAGCGGCGCTTCTTAAAGGTGGGGCAAGGAGAGACGAGCTGCAATCACGCTTCCAGGTTGGACAGGGAACTATTGCTAGGATCGCGCAGGGTGCTCATTTCCATCAGCGGAAAATAAAAATAAATGACTTGATCGAGTAGCCCGAAGTATGCAGGGGAACTTTCCCGTGGTAGAATTTTGGTCGGTGGATAGAGTCCAGCGCGGAAATTCCCGCATTGACCTAAGCCGCGAGCAGATCGCGGCAGAGGGATTCCGACACAAAAATCAGCAGCTTATTGATGGTGGTATCAAGTACGGTTCACGGAGTGAGATCGCGTGCTCTCGCTTGCTGCAAAAGTATCTCCCTGACTGGCTTCCGGTTGAGGGTCAAACTTTCCAGGTGCCCATCGGCTATAATAAGCGGTGTGATTTTTACATTCCAGGCCGCGACCAACTCATAGAGTTTCACCCGATAATACTTAAATACGAGATACAGCACCGAGGAGCAGCGCGAGAGATTGAGCGCGCACTATGGCGCATGGATCGCGAGACAAGAGCGGGGCTTGAGGATGCGCTAGTAGCCGAGCCTAGGCTTCAATACTTCAAAAAGCGTAGGTTTGCGCTCGATTATGGTGATGGGCGCTTTGCACACACAGAGCTTGTCCTAGTTTGCTCAAGTGAGGAGTTTGTTGAACGGGTGTTGCGGTTTAACGGCCAGAAGCGAAACGAGGCTCTTGCTGAGTGGAAGCGCATCGTAAGCAGTAAGAAAATCTAGTGTAGGGTGCTTATTTGAATATTTTAGTTTGCCCTTTCTGTTCTATTGCCGACCACAATACGTATGACTTTTTCGGGCTGACAATGCTCGATTGCCCTTCTCGTGGGACCGATAGTCACATACTCGCCCATGACTTGGATCCCGATTTGGTATCAGGCTTGCGCCCGTTATGGTATTGGGAGCCCTACGATCCAATCACCCGTGAGCTATTGGATTGGAATCTCCCGGCAAGCCTTGAGCATGATAGGCGCTACGTAGAGCAAGACTGCTCTAGGCGCGAAGCCGATCAAGAATGGTTTGATACCTGTAACGCGATAATCCGCACAATACAAAACCGCGAGATGCGCGACGCATGGCACCAGTCAACAGAAGTTAAGTATAGGACAATTAGAACTTTAGGTTGGATAGCTTGGGAAAAGAACAGAATAAAAAAGATGCTAGGACTGAGCCACTGACTGATGAGGCTTTGATGTCGCGAGTTGTCCAGCGCGATGAGGAAGCATTCAGAGAGTTAATGGACAGGCACGGCGCAAAAGTTCGGGGCATTCTAGCGCAGATGTTGCGCGACCGCGACGAGGTGCGCGAAGTGGAGTCTCTAACGTGGATGAATGTATGGAGGGCGGCTCACACGTTCAATGGCGGCTCTCAGGTGAGTACCTGGCTCTATCGAGTGGCCTGGAACGATGGTGCTTATAGACTTCGGATGATGTCGCGGCGACGGAAGCGAGAGAAGACAATCCCCTTTGAATTAAAGCAGCACGAGGTGGGAGCCTCCTTTGAGCCCGACTACGGCGCGCGCTCAAAGCTATTCGACATTCTCTATATGGCGCGCAAATTACCCGCAGAAGATAGGGCGGTGTTCGATTGTCTTACCCGCGAGTTTGTCGCAAGAGAGGGGGCGGCGATGCTCGGGATCACCGAGGCTTGCTATAAGTCTAGGCTTTACCGCATGCGCAAAATCTTCAATCGGAGGAGGGCGATTAGTGTCTAGAGCCGATAGGCAAACGGTTGTAGGGACAGAAGAAGAGGAGGAGTCTTTTAAGATCCCCGAAGTGCGATTACTTGCCGCAATAATAGCCCGAAGCGTTCAGGACTATTCCTGCCCTCTATCTAGTAGAGAGTCTTTGAATAACGCGCGTTTAGCGTGGCTTTTCTTCTATTCCGACCTTTCCGAAAACGTGCCTTTCTCATTCCGGTGGATACTCGCTCATGTATTCCCGGAGTCGGATGTAGAAGACGCGAGGGGCCTAATCCTTGCTAAGTGCGAGGCAATCCGGCTCAAAAATAGGCAGGGGGACATAAAAATTATATCCTGGAAAGGGTTTCTCATAACTCGCAAGATTAAGACGAGAGAGATTGAGCACTAAAAGCGGGCGCAAAAAGAGGGATCGTTGGCACGTTCCAACGGAGGAGAACCGCAAGAGGGTTGCGGAGCTTGCCGGGCTAGGCTTGCCATTAGTGCACGTGGCGCGGGTTATCGGCATCGATGCCAAGACTTTAGACAAGTACTACCGAGACGAGATCGACAAGGGCAAGGCAGAAGCGCACGCCCAGGTGGTGGGCTGTTTATTCCGCTCTATTAAAAAGGGCAATGTTGTCGCACAGATATTTTGGTTGAAGACACAACTAGGATGGCAGGGCGACGGGAGCCAGGCAACGGCCCAAAAAATGCCGCGCCCCGTTTTTAGTGTAACCGAGGAGCCCCCGAGAGATGAGAGCGAAGCAGCAGACGAAAGACGAACGGGAACTGACGATTCAAAGTAGGCTCCCGTGGTGGGTTGCTTACGCTATGAGCGATCTAACCACAGAGATGTTCCTTGTTCCTGGTGGGCTCGGCTCGGGGAAGACCTTCGGATCGTTCATCAAGTTTCATGATTTGGTATCGCTCAACTCCGAGTGCGATCTATGTTGGGCGGTGGCACCTACTCACAACAAGGTGGAGGACGTTTTGTTACCGTCTTATCAAGAGGTTCTAAGCTCGGTTTATGGGCTCTTTCCTGATGTTCACTATCGAGTCCACAAATCGAAACCAATGCGGATTGAGTGGAAGGGTATTAAGGCCCCTACGGTGGTATTCCACAGCGCGGATAGGCCAGAGCTGATGGTAGGGTCTAACATTTCCCATTGGCTTGTATCCGAAGCTGGCTTAGTTTTCGATACCCCCATCGTACAAGAAAAGCTAGTAGCCCGCGCCCGCGATAAAAAAGCGGTAGCGATTCAGGGGATAGCAGAGGGGACACCAGAGGGCATGAATCACTTTGCAGCGCTATGCGAGGGCAAGGAGTGGGAGGAGGCAAATCACTGGTTAGCAATCAACCGCGAGCAGAACTATAAGCGTATCCGGTTAAGAACGAAGTGGAATAGTGGCAATCTGGTTTCTGGGTATGTGGATAGGCTTATAAAAGCGCATGCGTGGAATCCTATTAAGCTTCAGTCGTATCTAGAGGGTAAGTTTGCAAGCTTCACGGAGTCGGCTTGCTATACCAATCTTCACGCGGCGAATATCGTCTTGGGCATCGAGCCCGATCCGTACTTACCCCTTGTTTTCGCTTGGGACTTCAACCGCACTCCTCTTGCCTGGGTTTGTTGGCAGGATCAACCGTATCAGCGGCGCGACGGTAGGCGAGGGCGAAAGATTCGAGTGCTTGCCGAGTCGGATGGTAAATCAAATCAGCTCGATGATGGCGTGGTGGAGTTTATGGCTAAGTTTCCAAAAGCCAGATTCGGGAACACTATCATCAGAATCGACGGCGACCGCTCGGGTTATGCGGGCTCTCACAAGGTGCAGGGGTCGGACTACGAGCATATCCAGAAGTATCTGAGGGCTCACTATTCAAAAACTGAGATAGTATCCCGGCGCGAGGTCACGCCCGTCCGGTCATCGGTTGAGCAGACTAATAAGCTATTGCTTTACGAGGTGGTAGAAATCGGGGCTTGGAATCGCAACCTTATCAACTCGCTTGAAAAGACTCGCTTTAAGCAGGGCACGACGGACATCGAGAAGCCCGCCGTAGACGTACATACCCATTGGCAGGAAGCTCTCAGGGTGTCACTTTTTAATCATACGCAGGAGTGGGACTTAACAAGTGACCGCTCGCCTATCCTCGGCGTCTCTTTAGGATTTTAAAATGCGAATAATTTTATCGATTCTCCTCGTGCTTATCTCAAACGTGGCAAGCGCACAGGTGCTTTATACGAAAGACGGGCGATCAATCTCAGGGCCACAGGTGGCCATGGGTCTTGTGGATGGCGCGGAGATTATTAATCTCACCGGCTTTAATAACTCTGTTTCAACATCAGAAGAGACATACTGGCCCGGTTCTTCTTCCTTTGCGTGGCCTACCTCTGCAACGGCGGCAACCATTTCAAGCGGCTCAGCAAACGACGACGGGGCGCCGGTCGGCACTGGGTGTAACACGGCAAGAGTCCGATATATCAACTCAACTTATGACGAGGTTAATGAGGTTCTGACTCTCGACGGTCAAACTGGAGTCTCCCTATCCGCAACCACGTTAGGTGTTAATCTTATCGAGTGCGTGGCGGCTGGCACCGGCTTGACCAACGCGGGCAATTTATACGTCGGCACCGGCACTGTTACTACTGGCGTTCCGGCAACGGTTTACAATCGCGGAGATGCCGGGTATGCAAGAAGCGGATCGGCTTTCTATATGGTCCCGGATGACAGGGCGGTTCTTCTCCTAGATGTGGATATCGGGGTTACGGTTGCTCAAATCAACTATGCTTATCTCTATAAGCAGATTGAGGGTGGCGCGTTTAATCTCATTGCAAACTTTATCTCGCAGATTGATGGGAGCTTTCCCTATCGCTCCTTCGCTAACGGGCCTATTTACTTCCCAGCACGCTCAAAGCTTAGGCTTAATGGAATCTCTCAGACTTCCAACGCCAACGGGCGGGCTAACCTAACTCTATTGCAGTTTGACACTACCAAATATGACCTAACTAGATTCGTATCGGTGCAGTAAGTGGCCGATTCGATAACGCTCTATAAGCACCCGGAGTATGACGATCTAGCCGAAGAGTGGATAGTCAATCGCGACTTCTACGAGGGCAAGCACAAGATACTTACTCACGAAAAGTATCTAGTGGTTCATCAGCTTGAGCGAGCGCCCAACGGCGGCGCGATGATTCGACGAATCAGAGAGAAGATAAGCGGGTATACAAATTTCTACTCTCGCGTGGTGAGTGCATATCTCTCGATGATGTTTCGCAATTCTCCCGACACAACAGCGGCTAAGGCTATGATGGGCGAGGAGATAGCGAAGAACGTCGACGGGCGGGGAACGAGCCTAGAAGCTTTCATGCGCGACCATATCACCAAAGCGCTTATAATGTACGGGCGACCCTTAATTCGAACCGATACATACGACATAGACGCCAAGAGCGCGGGCGATGAGCAGAAACTAGGGCAGCGCCCTATATGGTCGATGATTAATCCTATCGATGCGCCCGATTGGGAATTCAACCAAACGAAGCTTAGTAAGTTTAGGCACGAATACCGTGAAGTTCCGGCCAGAAGTTCGCTAACCGAGAAGCCGGTAGAGAAGCTCTATACTCGCGTATACTCGAAGAATGGCGACTCGGTAGATGTCACAAAGCTAGTAGCCGAGAACGACTCAAAATCAATTGACCCCAAGTGGAAATCTGACGGCGCGCCGAGGGTTCTTTCCGTCCGAGAAATCCCAATTGCTGGCGCTTTCAATGCGGAGAATTGGGTTCACGACGTTGTGACAGAGCAGCGGCGGCACTGGAATCTATCAAGCGATTTAGACAACGCGGTTCACTATCAAGCCTATGCAATTCGGGTTGCCAAGGGTGTTGAGGACTCACAGAAGACGGCTCTTTCAGAGTATACGGTTCTCTTCTTACCCCGCGATGCGACTTTAGAGCAGCTACCGCCGGTCTACCCTCAAGCGCTTATTGAGCGACTCGATAGATGTGAACGCAATCTTTTCAGTCTTGCGTTCAATTTTGCACGTTCGCCAAGTGCGAGTTCAAAGGAAGCCGAGGGCGCGGATTCTATACGCCAGCGCAAGGATGATATAGTAGCCTTCATTCAAAGCCAGCTTGAGATCGTCGAGAACGTCACTAATCAAGCTCTCTCACATTGGGCGATGATGTCCAAGAAAAACCCGGCAACGGTTGCAGTATCCCGTAAGATTACAAGCGAGGATGTGGATCAACTTGTGACCATGTTCGGCTCTATCCGAGACGAGCTCTCAGCGCTTCCTATCTGGCGTAAAAAGGTATTGCAGCAAATCGCGATCGCTCAGGGTTTTTCTGATGATCAAGAAGTCATGGCAGAAATCGAAGCTTCAAAGCCAGCGCAACGGCAAGAATCCGGTCAACCAAAACTATTAGAGTTAATGCGTGGCAACCGACAGAAAGAAGCAGGTGGCGGAACAGGTCCGGCGGCGTGATGCGTCTATCGCGTCATTCTCTGGCAACCTAAAGCAATTTCTTAGGTCCGAACTATCACGGCTTACAAAGGGCATTGAGGGGCGCGACGTTCGCGCAATTGATGCGGCTCGAATCCTTGGGGGTATTAGGCAAAACCTAGCAGATGCGGGCCTTGGCGAGGTGCTTATTGAGGTAGAGGCCCTCTACGCGAACGAGCTCGACAAGCTAGAACAATCGCTCGGCAAGTACGGGCGGGGTGTTGAGGTGATGACCGGGGCAGATGTTGAACTGGTGGAAGCCCTCGCGACGTTCGATTTTGAACAGCTATCAAACGAGATCGATTTAACCGTAGATGAACTACGCTCTATCGCAATGCGTAAGGTGATGGGCTCCGAGGATGTGGACTTGTCAGAAGACATAGACGGGTTAAGCGATAGGGCTTCCAGGTACGGAGAAACGACGCTACGCACTGCCCTTGCTGGTATGAATCGCTCTATGACCCTCTCCAAATCAGAGGAGCTGGGGCTTGAGTTGTTCGTATACCTCGGACCGGACGACGACATTACCCGGCCATTTTGTGAGGCTAGAGTAGGCCAGGTATTCACCCGGCAAGAAATCGACGAATGGGACAATGGCCAGGGGCTTGATGCGGCCATATATTGCGGCGGCTACAACTGCCGACATCAGCTTTCACCGATTAGCGAAGAGGATGCGAAGAGGGAATATGGGTATCAAACTGGTGAAGATTCCTAACTTTATAAAGAAGGCCCGGGAGATGAGAGAGGCCAGAAAAGACGCATTAGATAAAGAAATGCTCTTCGCGAAAACCGCAATTATCGGCAGAAGCCTAAAGGGGCGCGACGTTGATGATGTGCCTTTTGTTGAGTATTCCAAGGGTTACGCGGCATATAGATCCGAGGTGCTGAAAAGACAGGTTGAAACCGTGGATCTGACAATCAGCGGCGACATGATGCGAGCCATCCAAACAACCGTAGAAGAGCGCCCGCAATCCCTGATTGGGAAACTGTACTTTGCAGGGGCGGGGGAGGCGGTTAAAGCTAGAGCTATACAGAGACTACGCAAATTCTTTGCGCTCTCTATTGAACAAGTTCAGCGGATTATTAGAGCAATACATGGCGGAAAAGGACGGCGGCAAATCTGAAACACCGGCGGTTGATGTGGGCGCTTTACAAGCTCGGATTCAGGAGCTTGAGACGCATAAAAACACTTGGATGGGGAAAGCCACAGAGTACGAAAAGAAGTTTCAGGGAGTGGATCCTGATGAGTATCACTCTCTTAAGGCTTCCGTAGAACAGCTACAGCGCGAAAAAGCGATTGCAGATCCGAAGCAAATGGACGCATGGAAAGCCGACACTGAAAAGCTTGTCCGTTCTACCGTACAAAAACAGCTTGATGACGCAATCGCGCGGGCTAAATCCTTAGAGTCTGAAAACAAAGAGCTCAAGGTAGTGGATAGGGCATTTAAAGACATTGCCGACGAGTTTAATTCTGACTGTTTCGACGAAGTGAAACAGTATGTAAGGCGCTTTGGCGACGTAGACGAGAAGGGAAATCTTATCTTCAAAGATGAGAACGGCGCGATCCGATACGCTCAGGGCAGCACGTCAAAGCAGATGGACGCCAAAGAGTTTGGCGCGTGGATAGGCTCTCTTAAACCGTCTTGGAAAAAGCCGACTCACGTTCGCGGCACCGACACGGGCAACCAAACAAAGAGCGCCGGCGCAAATGGCGCAACGATAACAGCGAAAGACTTTATGCAATTACCCGCAGCGGAGCAGCGCGCACTCGCTTTAAAGATGAGCGCTTCTCAACTTAGCGATATAGGCAAAGAAGTTTCACGTTTAACTTTAGGATAAAATTTTTATGACAACAGAGCTAAAAGATCTTCTCTCACTCACTGGCGGCATTTCGCTTGCTAGTTCTTCCAGCGCGATAGGGAACACAACCTACGGATCGCCCTGGACATTTTCGGTAACAAATCTCGGCGTTGGAAAGTACGACATTTCAGGGACAGAGAGCACAGCGGCAAATATTGCGCTTTGCTTAGCGTCTCTTGTGAACGAACTCAAAGCCAAGAAGATCATTAACTAAGGAGAAATTATGGCCGCAGTATCGAACGTAACAGAATTTAGTAACAGTAATACACTATCGAACACCCTTTCCGCGCTTGGTTCGCCAGCGTTCGTGAAAGGTACGTGCATGACTAACCTCATGTACACGGAGGATCTACCATCTCAGTCGATGGTTCGTTCAATGCAGAAGAGGGGATCGCTTACCGCTACCTATCCTTCTGCTGAATCAACCGCGCTTGCGATTGGTTCGGGTGGTGAGCTTACCGATACGAAAGTAGATCTAACGGCAGCGATGGGCGCGATTGTTTCAGGGCTTTCAGTAGCGGCTGAGACTTTCGGGACTATCGACCTTACCCGACTTGCGCAGGAGCAGTTCTCAGCGCTTGCACGGGCGGTTGATACCGATTAGCGAAGAGGATGCGAAGAGGGAATATGGGTATCAAACTGGTGAAGATTCCTAACTTTATAAAGAAGGCCCGGGAGATGAGAGAGGCCAGAAAAGACGCATTAGATAAAGAAAT